GATGCTCTATTGACCTCGGCTAACATGCCTATTTCAAAAGAGTATCGTGCTGCATTGAATGCTGGCGATAAGTACATGTCCACATGGACCTCTGACAAACTCGTTGCTCTCATAGATGATGCAGCAAACGAGAAAGCCACATTCGTTGAAAAACCACCAACGCGATTGATAATCGACATTTGTAATAATCAGCGCTACTATGCCCCTAAGGCAGAGTTAGCTGACAAAGGCAGATGCTTTGTTGAACCAAAACTCGTAGTAGTCACTACCAACAAGAAATGCTTGGATGCAGGAACATATTCAAATTGTCCCTATTCCATTCAACGTCGAATGGACGTTGTCATTACTGTTGCGGCCAAGAAGCAATTCCAGCGCCTCGACAAGGATGGTGTTTCCTGTGGTATTGACTCGCAGAAAGTTTCCGATTTCTACACAGTGGATGGGATTTATACCCCACCCGTCGTTGATGATATCTGGGAATTAACTGTTGAACGAGCCGTTAAACCACAAAAATTGACGGAAACAGCTCACTATCAATGTTGTGAATATCGTGGGAAGAAGCTTGAAAAAGTTTCGTCCACAACGGTTATGCAATATCTTATTGAGTTGTTCAAACGTCATAGAACCAATCAGTCACACATGATTGCAACACAACTTGCGCGAGCAGGTCAGATGGTAAAATGCGAACACGAAAATTGTCCGCACTTGAAGGGATATTGTCCCGATCATACTGACATGTCGCCGCATTTTGGTTTCAAACTTGCGTTGGCTGCTGAACGTATTAAGCAAAAAGCCTATCGACAAATAGGCGGTGATATTAGTAGTTCTCTGCTATCAGCAGAGGTTGCTGCTACAGCATTGCTGTATACGTTTTCTACCAAATTTTTCGATAGATGGGACTGGATGCGCTTAGTGCCATTACCAGCTATAGAAAATGAATATGGTAGAATGTTCTTCGTGTGGTGGAACAAAGACAAACTTGAACAGTCCTTCAACGCTCAAACGCGTGGACATTTCATGTTGTCACTTATTGCATTAGTCTTTCTACCATGGTGGTTAGGTGTATTTGTGATGAATCTC